TCAGCATGGCAAAAATATCCAAATATGCAAATAAGGCCCATGAACCAGGACCAAAGAAAAGAACTTCTATTGGTCAATCAAGATTGTCACGTCCTAAAAACAAACACAAAAGAAGAAACTTTAAGAGATACCGAGGACAAGGCAAACACAGGTAAATACTGCTATGAAAATAGCAGATATAATTGAAGGCCATGTTGACGCAAAACTACAAATAGCACAACCACAAAGTCCAGGTGCTCGTGGACTGCAAAAAGCCAAAGATCAGCAAAATACTCCAAGGCATCGTCGTGTACATAAAAGAAATATTTCAACAAACTGAGGGTATCAACGATCCCTATATTTTTAAAGCAATTTTTATGGCTGGAGGAGCCGGTGCAGGTAAATCTTTTGTTGTAAGAAACGTGCTAGGAGAATTTCAAGGACTGAAAATATTAAACAATGATACTTTTCTACAGTATTTGATGAAAAAACAAGGACTGTCTCTCAAAATGCCCGGTGCAGAAAAGGCACAAAGAGACAAAGTACGAAAAATTGCTAAAGATCTTACTGACAAGCAAGAACAACTGTATGAAGATGGACGTCTTGGTATCATAATCGATGGCACAGGACGTGACTTAGAAAAAACTGGGCAAATCAAAGCAAGACTTGAAGATCTAGGATATGACACCATGATGATTTATGTAAACACTAATCTTAAAACTGCAGTCAGGCGAAATTATGAACGTGAAAGAACTATTCCCTTGTCAGTGTTAAAGAAAAATTGGAACACAGTACAAAACAATATTGGTCAGTTTCAAGGAATGTTCAAAGGAGACTTCCATGTGTTCGATAACAGTGATGAAACACAACCAGATTCAAAATCAAAAATACAATCCTTTGTAAAAATTACAAGAAACTTCCTAGATAAACCACCATCAAAACCACAAGCAGTCCAATTCATACAATCCAAAAAATAACATTGACTAAACACATAGTCAAATGTATAATAATATATCAACTAGGAGATTCTCATGAGAAACTATAATGAAGAACAAAAAGCCAAACTAAAGCAACTGATAATGGAAGGCACAAACGTCAAACAGGAAGTGCAAGATCTATCAGAAGGATTGCGTGAAACTGTGAAAGCAGTTGCAGATGAAATGCAAATAAAACCACAAATACTGAACAAAGCAATAAATGTTGCATTCAAATCCAATATGGATGAAGTGCAGGAACAAATGGATGAACTAGAAAGTATTCTAGTTTCAACAGGTCACTTGAAGGAAGTATGATCAAACCACAACACAAACATATTATTATTAGAGCACTATGCGAAAAGCCTCCCCGTGATTGTGAAGGGGCAGTAGAATGGTGGAATGAACTTGTTGATTCTATTGGCATGGCAAAACTTGATCTTCCGGCTAATCCAATATGTGGATATGTTGATACACCTGGAAATGCCGGACTTACAATCTGTGGTATAATCGAAACAAGTCATATTGCCATGCACGTTTGGGACGAATCTAGTCCTGCACTGATACAATTAGATGTTTACACTTGCTCATCTTTAGATAAAAATAAAGTGTTTGAAGCACTTGACGACTTTGATCCTGTGAAAGTAGAATATAAACAGTTCGACAGGGAATATGCAATTAAAGAAGAAACAAACGGATTCAAAGAAATTTATTAATGTCATACATAGATGCATACTTTGATCGCGAACGTGATCAGATCAACATTGTAGAAAGAGTCAACGGCGAACGCAGGTTTGTTGACTATCCTGCAAGGTATGTGTTTTACTATGACGATCCCAAAGGCAAACACAGAAGTATTCATGGTGACCCTGTGTCACGTTTTTCAACAAAACAAAACAAAGAGTTCAAAAGAGAACTTGCTATGCACAAAGGCAAACGCACATATGAAAGTGATGTGAATCCAATATTCAGATGTCTAGAAGAAAATTACTTAGGCAAAGATGCTCCGAAAATGAATTGTTTGTTTTTAGATATTGAAGTTGACTTTGATCCAGACAGAGGTTATGCAACGCCAGCAGATCCTTTTATGCCGATCACTGCTATATCAATATATTTGAACTGGACTGAACAGTTGATAACACTGGCGTTGGCTCCAAAAGGACAACAAGCATTAGCCGAAGAAGTTGGCAAAAAGTTTGACAACTGTTTTATTTTCACAGATGAAGCAGAACTGTTGGATACATTTTTGACTTTGCTAGATGATGCAGACATAATATCTGGTTGGAACAGTGAAGGTTATGATATTCCATACATAGTGAATAGAATAGCAAAAGTTTTAAGCAAACAAGACACAAAAAGAATGTGTTTGTGGAATATAAATCCACGCAAAAGACAGTTTGAAAGATTTGGTAAAGAAGAAGTAACATTTGATATAATTGGTCGAGTGCATTTGGATTATATGCAACTGTATAGAAAATATATGTATGAAGAACGTCATTCATATGCATTGGACTATATTGCAGAAATGGAAGTTGGTGAACGCAAAACAGAATATGAAGGTTCATTGGATGAACTGTACAACAAGGACTTTGAAAGATTTATTGAATATAACAGACAAGATACTGCTCTGCTAGATAAGATAGATAAAAAATTAAAATTTATTGATCTTGCAAGTGAACTGGCTCATGCAAACACAGTCCTACTGCAAACTACAATGGGTGCAGTGGCAGTGACTGAACAAGCAATACTGAATGAAACACACAGACGTGGTATGGTTGTGCCTGACAGAGTGCGAAGAGAGCCAGGATCAGAACCAGCGGCCGGTGCTTATGTGGCAACTCCAAAAAAAGGAATGCATGATTGGATAGGATCAATTGACTTAAATTCACTGTATCCATCTGTAATTAGAGCATTGAACATGGCCCCTGAAACTATTATCGGACAACTAAGGCCAACAGAAACAGACGCAATGATAAGTGAACGTATGCGTAGAAAAATGAGTTTTGCTGGTGCATGGGAAGGTGAGTTCGGCACACTGGAATATCAAGCAGTGATGGAAAAGGACAGGGCCAAAACAATTACTGTTGATTGGGAAAATGGAGAAGAGCAAGTAATGAGTGCCGCAGAAGTATATGAGATGATATACAATTCACATTCGAAATGGGGATTAAGTGCAAATGGTACTATTTTTACATTTGAAGTTGAAGGGATTATTCCTGGTCTGCTAGAAAGATGGTATGCTGAAAGAAAAGAAATGCAGGCCAAAATGCGTGATGCTATCAACGCAGGAAACAAAATTGAAACAGAGTTTTGGGACAAAAGACAGTTGGTTAAAAAAATTAATTTGAATTCACTGTATGGTGCATTACTTAATCCTGGATGTAGATTTTTTGACTCACGTTTAGGACAGAGTACAACTTTGACAGGTAGGGTAATAACAAAACACATGGGAGCAAAGGTGAATGAAATAATCACTGGTGTGTATGATCACAAAGGACAAGCAGTGATATATGGTGATACAGACTCTGTGTATTTTAGTGCATATAAAAGTCTTGAAGAGGACATCAAAAGTGGAAAACTTCCATGGACCAAAGAAAGTGTTATCAATTTGTATGACAAAATTGGAGATGAAGTGAATAGTAGTTTTCCAGACTTTGCCGCAAAGGCATTTCACACTCCAAAGAAAAAGGGTGAAATAATAAGAGCAGGACGTGAAGCAGTTGCAACAAAGGGCATTTTTATAACCAAGAAAAGATATGCTATTTTAATTTATGATCTAGAAGGCAAAAGAACAGATATAGAATCAGAAGGGAAAGTCAAAGCAATGGGACTTGACTTAAAAAGATCAGATACGCCTGTGTTTATACAAAATTTTCTCAGTGATGTGTTACAGAAAGTGTTGACCGGATCAACTGAAGAAGAAGTGTCTGACTTTATAATGGACTTCCGAAAAGAATTCAAACAAAAGCCAGGTTGGTTGAAAGGATCACCAAAAAGATGTAATAATCTTACAGAATATGTACGCAAAGAAGAAAGACAAGGCAAAGCCAATATGCCTGGTCATGTGAGAGCAAGTATGAATTGGAATAGACTGTTAAAAATGTATTCGGACAAACATTCAAAGCCTCTTGTTGATGGGTCAAAGGTGGTTGTGTGCAAATTAAAAGCAAATCCATTGCAATATACAAGTGTGGCGTATCCAGTTGATCAACTAAGACTGCCAGAATGGTTTAAAGAACTTCCTTTTGACAATGAGGCAATGGAAGAGTCGATAATTAATGCTAAATTAGATAACTTGATAGGAGTGCTGAATTGGAACTTGGTGGCGACACAAGAAAACAACACATTCAATACTCTATTTGAATTTTAATGACAGACATCATACAGAATCTAAAAGATGTAATATCATCTATAAAAACTAAAAGTTTAAACTATGCCGAACTTGATGTTCTTCTCAAAAATTTACAAAAACTAAAAGACACTCAGTTGGCTGAAATATTAGAAACACTTGATAATAAAATTGGTGAGACTAATGCCTTGCATGACAGCAAAGAAATAAATTATTTGCAAGACAAATTTTCCAATGTAAAATCCAACACTTGGTGGAATAGTTCAAACACTGATGTACAGTTTTCACCTATTTTAGAAAAATATATCAACACTTATGTAGATAGTGTAGTCGACTGGCGATTGCCTGCCTGTGAAATTGGATATGGGCATGGACACTATTCATTGCAAATGGTATTAGGATACAATCCAATATATCTATTAGACCTTCAAAAATATTACAATCAATGTTATGGCACTTGGAATAGTAAAAATAAAAACGCCACACAAAAAAATCTAGACAACAGAATTTTTTGGATTACTGTGGATAAGAACTGTGACATTACAAAACATCAAGTGCCTTATAATCAAATGGGATATGTTCAGTGTATAAACGTATTTCAGTATTTGACACCAGACAATATGAAAGCATATTTGAAATCCATCTATAAAATATTAAGACCAGGTGGAACTGCTATTATTACCTATACAGACGCAACTGTTCCAGCACAATTTAAATTGGTAGGTGAAAAAGGATATAGGTTTTTTACAAAAAACAGAATGAAACACTTAATTGACAGAGCAGGATTTGAAGTTAAATCTTGGGATGAACCAACAAGCAAAGTAAGTTCTGTCATATTACAAAAACCAGGCACTATAAAAAGTATTCTTAGGGCCATTACAACTGTGAATTATGATATTGACAAAAGACGGTAAAATAAGATATAATAAAAGATTAAACAAACTTAGGATAGGCACACTATGAAAGATATATTGCAAGACATTGTAAAACACACACATTCACTAGGC